CAATAAACGAAACAATCGCCAAGTCTTTAGGATTTGACATTGAACTGTTCAAGCAGGACAACGGTACAAATAATGATTTCTCAAAATTGACAGAAAAAATATGCGGTGAAAAGATTGTAAAAAATGATTATTTCAAAACAACCAAAAATAAAAATGAAATAACATTTTCAAACAACAGCAAAGAAAATATATCAAGTATTCTTATGATGATATTTAACACGTGGAAACAACACATATATTATCTAAATCTTGAAGAAAACAGATATTTAGCGGAACTTCGGGACGCACTGTTGCCGGAACTGATGAGTGGAAAAATAGATATAAGTGATATATAAGCGGTGGAAAGGATAAAACAATGTTTGAAAGAATAAAAGCATATTTACGCAATAGAAGATATGAACGAGAACGTAAGAAGTTCATACGCAAATGGAACGAGGATAATAAAAATTGGTGCGAGTGTCGACATAAACGCAAAGCGTTTAAACGTGCAATGATAAAAAACGGTTATACGATGTAATCAAACAGAAAATGTGAAAGTGAGGTGATAAGAGTGACTGAAAAGCAAAAGTTGTTTTGTGAGGAATATTTGATTGATTTGAACGCGACACAAGCGGCATTAAGAGCGGGATATTCGGAAAAGACGGCGTATTCGATTGGGAATGAGAACTTGAAGAAACCTGAAATTCAAGAATACATACAAAAGCGGCTGAAAGAGAAAGAGGACGCTCTTATTGCCAAACAAGATGAGGTGTTAAAGACGTTAACCGCCGTTATGCGACGTGAGAAGTTAGAAACTGTTGTAGTGACGTGCAAAGCACGTAAATCACACTATGACGACAAGGGCAAGAAAGTCACTGACGAGGCGGAGCTACCGATATGTGTTGAAATACCGACAAAGGTGTCTGACGTAAACAAAGCGGCGGAAATGCTGGGTAAATATTATGCGTTATTCACCGAAAAATTAAACGTTGACGGTGATATGGACTACAGCATTAAAATTGATTACGGTGGTGAGGACGAATGAACAAAATAACAGTACCGTTCAATCCGATATTCAAGCCTGTACATCAATGTAAAAAGCGTTATGTTGTAATGAAAGGCAGTGCCGGAAGCGGTAAGAGTGTTGATACTGCACAACTGTACATATTGCGTTTAATGCGTGACAAGGGACGTAATCTTGTATGTGTGCGAAAGTCTGATATAACAAACCGTGACAGTACGTTTGCGGAGCTTGAAAGTGCCATAAACCGTATGGGCGTTGGCAGAGCGTGGAGAGTTACGCAAAGTCCGTTGTCGTTCACCTGTATAAACGGCAACAAGATTATATTTCGTGGTGTAAACGACAACAAGCAACGTGAAAAGTTGAAATCAATCACATTTGCGAACGGAAAATTAACGGACGTATGGATTGAAGAGGCTACGGAGCTTGTGCAACAGGATTTTGAAATTATAGATGACCGTTTGAGAGGTGAACTTCCCGACGGCCTTTTTTATCAGATAAAGCTGACATTCAATCCCGTGTCATCAAGTCACTGGATAAAGAAAGTGTTTTTCGATATACAGGACGATAACGTCTTAACGCATCAAAGCACATATTTAACAAACCGATTTTGTGACGAGGCATACAGACAACGTATGCTACGTCGTAAAGAAGTTGACCCTGAGGGCTACAGAATTTACGGACTGGGTGAATGGGGCGAAACAGGCGGATTGATATTCTCGAACTATCGCATTGAGGAATTTGAAACAGATATGAGCCGTTTTGACGCTATGGCGATAGGACAGGACTTCGGATTTAATCACGCAAATGCTATATTGACGTTAGGTTATAAGGACGGCGATATTTACGTTTGTAATGAACTGTATGTACACGAAATGGACACAACAGAGATTATTCAAAAAGCTGACGGGAAGTTCAGCAAAAGTCTTGCAATGTGGTGCGACAGTGCAGAGCCGGACCGTATAAAAATGTGGCGAAAGGCAGGCTATCGAGCAAGGGCAGTTGTTAAAAATCCGAACAGCATACAATCGCAGATTGACTGGTTAAAAGGCAGAAAGATACATATTCATCCGTCTTGCGTGAATGTAATCAAAGAGATACAGCAATGGCGTTGGCGAGTTGATGAAAAGTCGGGCGAATATACGGACGAACCTGTCAATGTATTTGATGACGCAATGGCGGCACTGAGATACGGCGTTGAGAGTTGGCGCAAGGATAAGAAAGCTAAAATCTATTCAAGAGAGGAGTACGGAATATGATAATTGATGAAGATATAGTCGCAGGTGGTGTGACACCGTTTATCATAACGAAATTGATTGAACGACACGAGCGAGAGCGACAGAGATACCGATTATTGCACGATTACTATATGGGCGACCACCGCATTTTAAACCGCAGAAAAAGGGGCAAAAACGTGGCAAACAACCGCATAATGTGTAATCACGCAAAGTACATAACAGATATGACACAGAGTTATCTTGTCGGCAATCCTGTAACGTATGCGGTGTCGGACGAATACGATATTGAGGCAATCAAAAACGAATATTTGGAACAGGATATGCCGAGTGTTGACAGTGAAATTGTAAAGAATATGAGCATTTACGGCAAAGCATATGAACTGATTTATGCAGACGAAAAAAGCAAGCCGAGAAGTGTACGATTGGATCCGGAGCATACATTTGTATGTTACTCACAGTCGGCATTTGAAAAGCCGTTGTTTGCGGTATATTACTACAAGAAATACGACCTTGACGGCTACTGCACAGGCAGTATTTGTCGTGTGTATGACGAATCGTTTATATATACATACACAGGTCTTGACAGCTATACGGCATTGTCATTGCAAAATGTTGAACCGCATTACTTTTTCGATGTGCCGATTATTGAATACAGAAATAATACGGAAATGCAGGGTGATTTTGAACAGTTGATAACGCAGATTGACGCATACAATGTGTTGATGTCAGACCGAATAAACGACAAGGAACAATTCGTTAATTCGCTGTTGTTTTTGTGTAACTGCGACCTTGACACCGAACAGGCAAAAAAATTATTGGTAGAACGTATCTTAATGGGTGACGGTGACGCAAAGGCAGAGTATCTGTCAAAGGTGCTGAATGAGGCTGATACAAAGGTGTTGCGTGACGACATCAAGGACGATATACACCGTTTGTCACACGTTCCTGACCTGTCGGACGAAAGTTTCGGCAACAATTTGTCGGGTGTGGCGATAAAGTACAAGCTGTTGGGATTTGAACAGCACGTCAAGAACAAAGAACGTAATTTTGCTAAGACGTTGAGAAAACGTTTGGAGATTTACAACAATTTCTTAGTGACATTAAACGCAATGAAAGAAGTGCCGTCGCACAGAGTTGATATAGGATTTACATATAACTTGCCTGCAAACGAACTTGAAATAGCACAGATGATTAATTACCTCAAAGGTCTTGCGTCTGACGAAACATTATTAGAGCGTCTGCCGTTTATAACAGATGCAAAGGAAGAAGTTGAAATCGCACGCAGAGAGCAAGCGGAAAAGTCCGCCGAAGATATGCGTATCGCTGAAAGTTCGGCAAGGAAAGTAAACTACAATGAAGAGTAAGGCATATTGGGTAAAACGTGCCGTTGAAGTTGAAACATATTTACAATCGCAAGCGGACAGCATTAAGGACGGTGTAATTAAGGCATATGAGCGAGCAATCAAGAATGTAAACAATGACATTGAGAAAACGTTTAAAGCCTATATTTCAACCGATATACCCGAAAAAGAGGCACGTCGGCTGATGAGTATAGCCGACAGCGACAAACAGTACGAAGAACTGCTTGAACTGTACGACGAAACAGACGACAAGACAGTCAAAAAGGAAATTCTAAGCCGCATAAATGCACAGTCATACGGTGCGAGAATTAGCCGATTAGAGGGACTGAAACGTAATGTATATATTTACTTTAGGCACGTTGCAAACGAGGCTATAAAGGAGCAAAAGAAACTGTATGACAGTGCGGTAAAGACGGCGTATTATACGAATATTTTTGATACCGCACAAGGTTTAAACTGCGGTATTGATTTTTCACTTGTACCGCAAAAGGCGGTTGATAAAGTGTTAAGTGAGCCGTGGCACGGTCACAACTACAGCGAGAGAGTGTGGATACATAACGACAGATTTATACAGGCAGTCGGACAGACGATTGAGGACGGTATTATCAGCGGTCACAGCGTAAGCCGTATGACCGATAAGCTGATTGATTACGTCAAAGATACTGCACCAGGCGGAATACGAACATCAGCCGAAACACTTGTGCGAAGTGAAACGGCACATTTTATGAATCAAGGTCAAAAGATGGCGTATGAGGAAATAGGTATAAAACAGTATCGTTTTGTTGCGGCACTGTCTGAATTGACGTGTGACAGGTGCGGAAGTCTTGACGGTAGCGTGTTTGATACCGACAAAGCCGTTGAGGGCGAAAACTTCCCACCGATACACCCACGTTGTCGGTGTGTTACGATTATGGCAGACGTGAATTTGACAAGTCGTATTGCACGCGATCCGCTCACTGGCGAAAATTATAAGGTTGACGGAAGTATGACGTTTGACGAATGGAAAAACAGTTTGTCGGACGAGCAAAGAAATGCACTTGAGCTTCACGTTAAGCAAATGCGAAACAGCTCGGCGGATAAAAAGCAGTACGCACAATATATTTCTATTATCGGTACTGAAAATATGCCAAAAACATTTGACGATTTTCGAAATTTGAAGTATAATAATACTGATGAATGGAGCTTGTTAAAGGATTATAAACAATCAAGAAGTAGTAATATGATTTCTGCATTTACTTCTTTTGGTGATTATAAGAGCTATAAAGAGAAAATAGAAACAGATATTATCGGATTAACGACGGTTGACGGTGTAGAAATAAAAAGTCAAAGCAAGCATTTTATTGAACGTGTATTCGGAACGGGTGAAGACCCTAAAACACATAAAGCACGTAACGGCGTTGAAATAGAAGATATAAAAACCGCTCTTTTAAACGGAACGACAAAACACAGAAAAGATTGTTTAAGGTATTTTGGCGATAACTGTGTTGTTTCGGTAAATAAGGACAACGGAAATTTAATACAGACCAATCCGAGATAAGGAGGTATATAACAAGCATGATTTACAAGTTAGATACTGAAAAATACGAACTTTGTAAAAAATATATTACGAAAGTCTATGAAGGAAATAAAGACGGGATTAAGTTTAAAAATACAACTAACAGCATTGTAGTAAACGAAAATGCAATAGATGATTTTATTGACGCTGCCGATTATGCTATTATACATTTCGGTATGGTGAATCAAGATTATTTAAGCGATTTGGGTTACAAGTTACAACTTCTTTATGACGATATATACAGTCAAACAAAACATAATAGCTAAAGCACGTTTTCGGACGTGCTTTTTTGATACACTGAAAGGCGGTGATAGTGTGAGAGTAGGCACAACATACACATAGAAGAAAGGAATGGTGATCCGATTATCTCCCTGTTAGACGTGGGGTTATACGTCTTATTTTTATACAATTTTTCAGAAAGGAATGATTTGAATGGCAGATACAGCAGAGCAAACAGAAAAACAAGAGCAAGAGAAGTCCACAGAGCAGAAGTCAACCGAACAAAAAGACGGCGACAATCAAAAGGCGATTGATGAAGCAATAGCTAAGGCAAAATCAGAGTGGGAAAAGGACCTTGAGCAAAAGCTAAAGGACGCTGAAGAAGAGGGCATGAGAAAAGCCAAGCTTACAGCCGACCAAAGAAAAAAAGAGGACGACGACAAGGAAAGGGAAGAATTTGAAAAGGCAAAGGCAGAGTTTGAACGTGAAAAAATCGTTGCATATGCCGAAACAGAACTTGCCAAAGTCGGACTGTCTGCCGAGATTGCAAAGTATATTGTGGCAGAGGATAAGGATAGCACAAAGGCGGTTATTGACAAGATAAAAGAAAGCTATGACAAAGATGTACAAGCAGGTGTTACCGAGCGTTTAAAGGGCAAAACACCGAATTTAAACGGTGGCAGTGGCGGTCACAACACAGGCAGTTTTATGGACATAATCAGAGAAAATCAAAGATAGGAGTGAAATAAATGGGTTATTTAAAAAATGAATTGACAGGCTTTGTGCCTGTCGAGCAAGCAACAGAAATCATCAAAATGGTGACAAGGGGTTCAAGTGTTTTAAGAATGGCGAAAGTCGAGGAAATGAAACACGAGAAGAAAAAGTTTAACGTACTTACAGACGGTCCGGGTGCTTACTGGGTCGGTGAGGGTGAAAGAATTAAGACAAGCGGTGCTACTTGGATTCACCCTGAAATCGAGGCTAAGAAGTTAGCCGTTATTATTCCGGTAACAAAGGAAAAGTTGGAAGATACAACTATCAGCGTATTTGAGGAACTAAAGCCGGAAATCGCAGAGGCATTCTACAGAGCGATTGACGCGGCGTGCATTTTCGGTACAAATTCGCCGTTCAAGACAAACATTATGAACGCTATAGACAGCAAGCATATGGTTGTTACAGACAACACAAATATTGATATTGCTATATCTGACGCAATGTCAATGATTGAAGAAAACGGCTATGACCCGTCGGGATTTATCGGTCGTATCGGTGTTAAGAATATGCTAAGAAAGCTACGTGACGCAAACGGCGCACCTGCATATGTCAACGGTACAACAGGCGGTGAGCTGTACGGTCAGCCTATCGAATTTGTGCGCAACGGTGCGTGGGACAACAAACGTGCCGATATTATCACAGGTAACTTCAAGTATGCCGTTGTCGGTATGCGTGCAGGTATCAACTATGAAATTCTTACAGAGGCAACACTACAGGGCACTCTTGACAGTGACGGTAAACCGCTATCACTTGCGGAGCAAGATATGGTTGCAATCAAAGCTACTATGCGTTTAGGTTTCCTTGTGGTTAAGGACGACGCATTTGCCGCATTTAAGAACGGTGTTCCGACACTTGGCGAATTGACAGTTGAATCGGTTGCAGGCACAACAGGCAACACTGTTATTACGGTATCGCCAAAGCCTATCGGCGGTCACAAGTTGGTTTATAAGACTGCCGCAAGCACCGCTCCAAGCGTTGCATATGACGACGATTTGTCGAAGTGGACAGAGTTTAACAACGGTGACGAAATCACTGCGACAAACGGTCACAAGATTACAGTTGCGGAAGTTACCGCAGACGGCAAAGCGAGAAAGTCGGGCAGTGCCGACGTTGTAAGCGGTGAATAATATGGAACAGTTGGGGACACTAAAAATGTTGTTGGGAATTAAGGACGACGAGCAAGACAGCTTGTTGTCCTTTTTGATTGAGGACACGGTTAATATGATTATGGCGTATTGTCATATTGATGTACTGCCACGTCAGCTTGAAAGCCTTGTTCCGAAGATTGCGGCGGATATGTACAGGGCGAAAGGTTACGGGGACAGTAAAAGTCCCGAAGTAGTCAAGAGCATAAGTGAGGGCGAACGTTCCGTCACATATGCCGAAAATGATAATGATGAGATTTTCAGCAATTATTATAAACGTCTTGACCCGTTCCGCAAACGAAAGGGGCGTGTTCCGAGTGATGTCGGTATTCAGTAGGTTTTATAATAAAGACGTCATAATTGCAGAATACGAGATTGACGACTATACAGGCAAAGCTGAAAAGACGGTATTATCCGAAATCAAAGCCGATATACAACCGTACAGTGGTGGCAGAGCAAGAGAAGAATACGGTCTTGATATAGAATGTCAAATGCGTATGTTCTGCGATATGTCAGACGACGTAAAGGTCGGTAACAGGGTTGAATATGACGGCGATATATATGATATAACATATGTGCAGAAATGGGACAGCGGTTTGGTAGCAATGCTTGAGAGGAGTAGGCTGAAATGAATTTTTCAATCGAGGGGATAGACGACGTTGTTGACAAGCTGACACAGTATGCGTCGGGCGATAAAATACAGCGAGGTTTGGCAATGGCGGGTGAAGTCGTAAGAGCGCACGCAGTGGCAAACTGTCCTGTTGCAACAGGGCGATTAAAAGGCAGTATCGTAAGCCAAGTGGACGGTGACAGTGTTGCAATCGGTCCGACTGCCGATTACGGTATTTATGTCGAATTCGGCACAGGCTCAAAGGGCGACAAATCTGTTTCGCATACGTCAAAAAGGCACTGGACGTATTACAGTGGCGGTCGATTTTACACAACGTCGGGTCAAGCACCAAAGCCGTTCCTCGTCCCTGCACTGAAAAATAACATCAGCGAGATAATCGCAAAATTCAAGGAGGTGTATAACTCGTGAAACGAGTTATAGCGAGCAAATACGAAGTATTTGTGTTAGCGTAGGGAGGGTGATACGGTGTTTGATATTGGTTTGGAATTGCGGAACATTTTAAAGCAAATAGACGGTGTAAGTGTATGTTTTGCATATCCCGATAATTTTAATAAATTGCCTGCAATAGCATATTACACACTAACGGACAAAGGCTCAATGTCATATGACAATACGGTTGTTACGAATGATACGACTGTTCAGATTGATATTTACGCCGATTATCCGCAAACGTGTTTTGAATTGTCGGAGAGGGTATATAAATTGTTGACTGATAATGAATATTATCACGAAATGACAATGGACGTACCAAATCCCGATGATAAAAGCATAAAACATAGGACAATGAGATTTACGAAAGTAGTAGAAAGGAATGATTGATTTATGGCAAATACAGAGAAAAGAAAACCACTACCTACAATAGGTGTGGACAAGTACACATTTTTCGCAGTTAAAACAGACACATCAGAGGGCGCAACATATGGTGACCCGTATAATTTGAGAGGTACTGTCGAAATTGCACCGACAGACGCAGGCGGCAGTGATGTTTTTGACGCCGATAACGGTGCGTATGAAACATCAAACTACATTGAAAAATTAGGTCACGACATCACAAATGCCGATATTCCACCGGAAGTTGATTCAATGTGGCGTGGACTGACACAAAAAGACGGTGTAGTAGAGGTCGGCAACGATACAAAAACAGTTTATTTCGGTGTTGCGTGGAGAATTATGAAATCCGACGGCTCATACCGTTATGTAAGATATTACAAGGGTTCGTACAGCTTTGCGTCAAACGTAGGCGGTAAGACTAAAGCGTCAAGTGGTGCACCGGAAAAGCAAACTGCAAAGGCTACATACACAGCCGTACAACGTGATTTTGACAACAACTATTACGCATACTTTGACGAAAGCGATTTGCCGGAGGGCGTTACAAAGACAGAACTTGAAGAAAACTGGTTTAAGGATATGAACTACTATCCTGTAAAGAAAGCACTGTAAAATAAACGTAATTTGACATTATATGAGGTATAGTGTAGAATAAAAATAGGCTGAAAAGCCTTGATATATGGAGAGCGGTGGCGGCTCTGTTTCGGAAAGGAAATATTATGAGTGAAACCACAATACAACTTGTATTGATTTTGCTTATTGTATGGATATTAAAGAAATAACCGCCCTAACGCAATAGGACGGTTATTTGGGTAGAAAATATTTTCTACACTAAATATAAACTAATGTATTAGAAACGGCTGTTTACCGTTCCTCTTATATCTAAATTATAACACAATAAAAAATGTATGTCAAGCACGCATATAGCGTGCTTTTTGTATGCAATGAATTAGGAGGAATATTATGCAACACACATTAACATTTAAACACGATAATAAAAAATACGTTTCAAAGCCGTTCGACTTTGAGGCAATGTGTATTATTAATGATGCACATAACGATGAAAATAAAAACGGACCGTTAAACATCTGCCGAGAGGCGGTGGACTATATGTTCGAGGGAACGGACGCAACGCAGGATATTATTGATGCCATTGATGTAGGCACACATTCAAGACTATGTATGGAATTATGGAAATTCTATATAGACGCGCTGACAACAAAAAACGAGTAAAGGGCAGTAATTCCTCAAAAAGCCAACCACTGCGTACTTTGTACGCAGATTGGTTTAGGCAAAGAGGGTTATTGCCGAATGTAATATCAAAGCAAAATCCGTTTGTTTTGTTTAAAATGATAGACGATTTGGAAGATGATACGGAAGAGGTCTATACAGGAAATGACCCGTATTTAAAAATGTTTTATGGAATGTAGTGAGGTGATTTGTAGTGGCTGACGCGGCGGAATTAGTAGTAAGAATAAGAGGTGATGCATCGGATTTAGAGGCAACAATAAGCGGTGTATCGCAACAACTCGAAGAATTGGAACGAACACAAAGTAATACAAATGGTGTGAAAGGTGTAAGAGAAAGCACAAGTGCATATCAAGGTCTTGCAAGTCAGCTTAAAGATACCGGAAAAGGTATAAAAGAAGTCGGCGAAAGTATTGACACGATAACAAAACCGATACAATACGCATCAACGGCTCTTGCCGCGGGCGGTGTTGCGAGTGCCAAGTTTGCGATAGATTTTGAGGATAGTTTTGCCGGAGTTAAAAAGACGGTTGACGCTACACCGGAACAGTTAGCCAAAATAAAGCAAGGCATTATTGATTTGTCAACAACAGGTATTGACGGCAGAGGCGCGATACCACAAACAACGACTGAACTAAACGAACTTGCGGCGGCGGGCGGTCAGTTGGGTATATCACAAGAAAACATTATCGACTTTACGGAAGTAATGGCACAAATGGGTTCAGCAACAAACCTTGTCGGCGAAGAGGGTGCCGCAACACTGGCACGTTTTCAGAATGTTATGGGTGTCGGTCAAAACGAAATCCGTAATATCGGCAGTGCAATCGTTGATTTGGGTAACCACAGTGCGACAACAGAATCGGAAATCGCGGAAATGGCATTGCGTATGGGTAAATACGGTTCATCTGTACGAATGTCGGCGGCGGACGTGTTGGGTTATTCTGCCGCACTATCATCATTAGGCATTGAGGCACAAATGGGCGGTAGTGCGATAGGTCGTACGTGGCTGTCCATAGAAACAGCCGTTGCAAGCGGCGGAGAGGGCTTGACGAAATTCGCAAAGTATAGCGGTAAAAGTGCGGAAGAGTTTAAAAAGCAGTGGAATACTGACAGCTCCGGTGCATTTAACGGACTATTAAAAGGCTTGCAGTCTGCCGAGAACCTAACTGTTGCGTTAGATGATTTAGGCATAAACAATACACAGGATATACAGGCTATGATGGCATTAGTCAACGGTTATGATTTAGTAACCGAGAGTGTCAATCGTTCAAACACCGCATACCAAGAAAATACGGCACTACAAGAAGAATTTAACGCAAAGAATGAAACGACCGCATCAAAATTGGCGAACACAAAAAACAATATTATTGAAGCGGCGAGAAGTATCGGCGAAACAATGTTGCCGTCAATACAAGACGCAAGTACAAAGTTATCTGATTTTGCAAAAGGTTTGTCGCAAATGTCAGACGAACAAAAGAAAGTTGTTGTTAATACGGGTGCGACAGTTATTGCAATAGGTGCTATTTCAAAAGTCAGTGCCGGAGCAATCAAAGGTGTTGGCGGAATGGTTGAGGCAGTCGGCAACATCAAAAAAGCATTTTCAGCCGGCGGAGCATTGGCGAAGTTTGCACCGACATTAACAAGTATCGGTGCGGCGGCAGGTCCTGCCGCATTAGCTGTTGCCGGTATTGCTACGGCGGCGATAGGCGGAAAGGTTGCATATGACAAATGGTATCAATCGCAATACAGGTGGAGCGAGGGTTTATCGGAAGGCAACGAAAAGGTCAAAGAAAGCCTTGAAAAATACAAATCGCTGAATGAAGTACAGGGGCAAATCAAATCGTTAAAAATGGTTATTGAAAGCCCTGAAAGCAGTCAAGAACAAGTTGACAATGCAAAAAGCAAGTTAGAAGAAATAAAGGAAATGCTATCGCAAGAATATAATCTTGTAATCAATTCCGATAATTCTAATTTGGACGACGCTGTTGAACAAGTAACAAAACTAACCAAGAATGAACTGCAATCTAACATAAATAATCAACGTGCCGAATTATCTGAATTAGTAAATAATAATGCTAATTATATACAAACACGACGCGAGGCACAAGAAAATTATAACCAAGAATTAGAATTGCAGACTAAATATTCAGAGGCAAAGTCTAAAGTCAGTGATATTACCGCAAAAATAGCGGATAATGAAATTACTGCGGCTGAGGGATACGAAAAAGCCAAAGAAATATATAAAAATACAATAGGTAGTGACTATGAAAATGCGATAACGGATGAATCCGCTAAAAATGCAGAAAGTGTGCTTGCCTCGATAACTGGTAGTTATAAGGTTGCGACAGGAATACTTGAAGATTATAAAAAACAACTTGATGATTTGGACGGTTCACATCAAGAACTACATGATACAGCAGAAGAACTGTCTAACATGGAGCTTGAATTGTTAAAAATGTCGGTGGCAAATAAGGATAATGAGAGTGTGGAAAAATCATTGTCCGATATGAAAGAATTTATTTCAGCGGGCAAACTGGATATGAACAGTTATGCTCAAGCCGCGGCATTGGCAATGAATGGAGTTGATAATTTAGAGTCTGCGTGGGAAAAAGCGGCAAATGGTGACGGAACAGAATTGAATAATATAATTAACGATTATGTTCATTCAATGCAAAAGTTTGGAGCATATTCAGGTGATATTGCAACAAATGCCGCTTTACTGCAAAACGGATTTAAGACTGTAAAAGAGGCTGCCGAAAACGGTAAACTTGATGTTATTACCGAACAGGCAAACGAATTAGCACACAGCATGGGGCTGATTCCGGAGAATAAGCGTATAGTCATAGATGCCGACGGGAACATTTCGGTAGTAAAGGAACTTCAACAGGCTGTAGATGATGTAAATACAAAAGGTGACGTAAAACTGCAAGTCGGTGCAGAGGGCGATATTTCTGTATTGGACACAGCTGATGAAAAATTAAAAGAACTTGTCAAAAATGACGAAGTTCAGATTAAATTTAATATTGATACAGGCGGTTTTGATATTAACGATTTGAATGGTAATAAGTTGGGTGAAATCACTGCAACGGGTAAAGTTATATGGACTAACGACAGCACAGAACCCGACAACTATACGGCACCACCCAAAGAGGGCAATGTTACATTTAAGAAGAATAGTGCAGAACCTGACGGCTATCAACCCGAAGACAAATTTGCGACAGTCCATTATACTGTTTCTGTTGAGGGTTCGTCTATAGAGGGACTAAGCGATAAAAGTGCTCCTGCGGCACGTTTTGGCAGTACGGGAACGTTCGTCAAAAAGAAAGTCGCAAAAGGTACGCAGAACTTCGAGGGCGGTTTGGCAATGGTTAATGATGAAAAGGGTATATCTGACCCGCGAGAATTAATCGTTGACAAAGGACGTGCATTTATACCACAGGGCAAGGACGTAGTATTGCCGTTGTCAAAGGGTGCAAAGGTGTACACAGCGTCACAAACCAAGGCGATAATGTCGGGTATGGGTATACCGCATTACGCAACAGGAAAAGACAATTCGGATGCGTTTACATCAGCCAAGGACGATTGGACGCATTACACCAAAACGCACGCAGTAACGACTGCACAAGAACTTGAAAAGTGGTTAGAATTTCAAGAGAAATTCAAGTCGAAC